CTACCCATGCAGAGTCCAATCAGCGGACAGATGATGAACCGCGGCAATAGCCTAGCGGATCCTGGGTATCGCAATTATCAAAGCCAGCTGCCTGAAGTTTATATTGGGCATCCAAATCGTGTTGAGCGTTATAATCAATACGAACAGATGGACATGGATTCAGAAGTCAATGCTGCACTGGACATCCTGGCAGAATTTTGCAGCCAGAAGGGCGAAGAAAATCTCACAGCATTTGACATACACTATCACGAAAAGCCCACTGATAACGAAGTTAAAATCATCAAAGAGCAGCTACAGCAATGGGTCAACCTGAACGAATTCAACAAGCGCATCTTTAAGATCGTTCGCAATACTTTAAAATATGGTGATCAGGTGTTCATACGTGATCCTGAGACTTTCAAGTTGATGTGGACTGAGATGAGCAAAGTCACCAAGGTCATTGTCAACGAGACTGCGGGCAAAGAGCCTGAACAGTATGTGATTAAAGACCTCAACCCCAACTTCCAGAATTTGACAGTCACAGCAGTCAGCACCAGCGACACGTTTGTCAATCATCCACAAGTGGGTGGTCCGTCAGGCGCTTATGTACAGCCCAAGACACCATACGGTGGCGGCAGCCGATTTAGTCATGCACAAAACGAAGCAGTCATCAATGCAGAACACGTGGTGCATCTGAGTTTAACAGAAGGTCTGGATGTGTTCTGGCCTTTTGGTAACTCAGTGTTGGAGAACGTGTTTAAAGTTTTCAAGCAGAAGGAACTGCTGGAAGACGCCATCATTATATATCGTATACAACGTGCGCCCGAGCGCAGAATCTTCAAGATTGATGTGGGTAACATGCCACCTCACATGGCCATGGCCTTTGTGGAACGTATTAAAACTGAGGTCAGTCAGAGAAGAATACCCACCCAGACTGGTGGCGGCACCAACATGATGGATGCCACTTATAATCCGCTGTCAACAAACGAAGACTATTTCTTCCCCCAAACTGCTGACGGTCGTGGTAGTAGTGTCGACACGCTGCAAGGTGGTACAAACCTGGGCGAGATCACTGACTTAAAATTCTTTACCAACAAATTATTCCGTGGCCTGCGTATTCCCAGCAGTTACTTGCCCACCGGCGTAGATGATGGTACGCAGAGCTTTAGTGATGGCCGTGTGGGTACAGCATTGATCCAGGAATGGCGCTTTAATCAGTATTGTATGCGTCTGCAAGCCATGATCGTAGACAAGCTGGATACAGAATTCAAGATGTTCCTGCGCTGGAGAGGCATCAATATTGATGGTCAATTATTTGATTTAACATTTAATGAGCCACAAAACTTTGCACAATATCGTCAAGCTGACATTGATAGTGCCAAGATCGCCACCTTTACACAGTTAGAGCCCATGCCCTATTTCAGTAAACGTTTCCTGATGAAACGTTATCTGGGCCTGAGCGAACAAGAGATGACCGAAAACGAAATGCAATGGCGTGAAGAACAAGGTCAGGCAGAAGCTACTGGTCCAGGGCAAGCTAACCTGCGTAACGTGGGTATTACCCCTGGCGGATTGGCTGGTGATCTGGAAGCCGCAGGCGACATGCCCACCAATGACGAAATGGCAGCAGGTACTGCACCACCAGGTGCTGCTGGTCCGGCCGCTGGGGCAACTGCTGGGGGTGCAGGCACTCCAGCCGCAAGTCCTCCTGGTGTAGCATAATTTCACAAAATGGGTAAATACACTTATGTTTATTAATAACCTATTTGAATCCCCACGTGAATCTCTGCCTGGATACGAATCTGAGCAAGACGATCAGACCACAATGAAGCTGAGTGATTTGCGTAAAACCCGACTGACATTGGCTCACCTCAATCGTTTGCGTCAGGCATCTGATGTTCGTAAATTTGAACACGAAAAAAACATCGAGCAGATTCAAGGGCAATACAAAGCAGCACCTGAAGCTGGTGCTGGTGGTTTACCCATGTAAATCAGTATATCCTTCAAAAACCTTCAAAAAACACGCATTTAACCCCAAAAACTATATACATTTGTAAATACATTACAAAGCCATTTAACAGGAGTTCCTTATGAACAAATATGAACAGTTGATTGAATACATCATCAACGACAACGAGAAAGCAGCACGTGAATTATTTCATCAAATCGTCGTGGCCAAGAGCCGTGACATCTATGAAAGTCTAATGGACGAAGAACTGGGCGGAAATCAAGCTCAGGGGTTTGTACAAGGCGTTCAAGACGAAGTTGAGCAAGATCAACAGGGTCTAGGCGAAGAAGACGAAGAAGGTGAAGAGTTTGAACTAGGCGGTGACGACGACAGTATCGACGGTGACGACGAAGCTGACGACGACTTCGGTGGTGATGACGATTTCGGCGGTGACGAAGAAGGTGAAGGCGATATTGAAGATCGAGTTATGGATCTGGAAGATGAGCTGGATGCCTTGAAAGCAGAATTTGAAGAATTGCTGGGCGGTGGCGATGACATGGGCGATGACATGGGCGGTGACGACATGGGCAGCGACATGGACGGCGATGACGCTGGTGACGACTTCGGTGGTGATGACATGGGCGGCGACGACATGGAAGACGAAGGCATGGGCATGATGGAAGCAGCAGCTGGTTCGGGCTCAGGTAAGTCAGGTTCAGGCAAAGCTGGATCAGGTAAGTCAGGTTCAGGCAAGAGCGGTAGCGGCAAGTCAGGTTCAGGTAATCCTTTTGCTATGAAGGGTTCGGGATCAGGCAAAATGGAAAGCCGTAGCCAAGCTGAAATCATGAAAGAATACGTGGATAAAGTCAAAGACTTTTACAAGAGCGATGAGCAATCACACCCAAGCGGCCACATGGCTGGTACTGGTGAGAAAAGCGAAAAGCAAGGCGAAACAAACACCAAGTCTGTTAGCTTGGAAAAAGGTCCTGATTTTGGTGGCGAAAGCACAAACATCGTTCCCGGTGGTGCCGAGTCAAATCCAGATGGTCAGAAGCCCAATGGCAAAGCTGGCGGATTTTTGAAAGCTCCTCAGGAAATTGATGTTGCCAAGCGCAATGTTAACAAGCCAGGCGGTAACAAAGGTGCTGAAGATTGGTACAATACCAAAGCCAAGGCTAAATCAGCTGAAGGCAGCACAACCGACGGTTCGGTTCCAGTAGCTAAAAAATCAGTGCTGGTACAAAACAGTGGTAAGAAGTAATTAACGGATTAGGAAACAAAATGGCTTTGATTCTTAAAGAGCATCTTACTTTTGACAATGCTGGTATCAAGGTGTTGTCAGAAGACTCTGCTGATGGCAAGGGGAAGGATCTCTATATGGAAGGGGTATTCATTCAAGGTGGCGTTAAAAATGCTAACCAGCGTGTATACCCTGTCCACGAAATTGAGCGAGCCGTGACATCTATCAACGGGCAACTGAAAGAAGGTTATTCAGTGCTCGGTGAAGTTGATCATCCCGATGACCTAAAAATTAATCTGGACCGTGTTAGTCACATGATTACAAAAATGTGGATGGACGGTCCTACAGGATTTGGAAAATTAAAAGTCCTGCCAACCCCCATGGGTAAACTTGTTGAAGCCATGTTGACATCTGGTGTCAAACTAGGCGTCAGCAGCCGTGGTAGTGGTCAAGTTAGCGAATCCAGTGGACACGTTAGTGATTTTGAAATCATTACTGTGGACATTGTGGCCCAACCCAGTGCCCCCAATGCATATCCCAAAGCCATATATGAAGGCCTGATGAACATGCAAGGCGGTGCTCAGTTATTTGAAATGGCCAGAGACGCTGCACAAGATAAAAAAGTGCAAAAATACTTACAAACCAGTATTGTTGCGCTGATCAAGGACTTGAAATTAAAATGATTTTGAGTAACACACCCATCAATCAATCTTTATTCGAGGCGTCGGTGTACCTCATCAAAGAAGTACCACTAGGAGAAAAACAATGCTAGAAAGTTTAAAACCATTGTTAGACAGTGGCATCATTAACGAATCAACACAGCAAGCGATCAGTGAAGCTTGGGAAACCCAGCTAACTGAAGCACGTGAGCAATTACGTGCTGAGCTACGTGAAGAATTCGCTGGACGCTACGAACATGACAAAAGTATTATGGTTGAAGCTCTAGACAAAATGGTTACTGAATCCTTAACTGCTGAACTCACTGAGTTCCAAGCAGAAAAACAAGCTCTAGCTGAAGATCGTGCGAGATTTACTTCACGCATGATGGAAGGCGCTGGCAAGTTCAACGATTTCATGGTCACTAAACTGGCCGAAGAAATTCGCGAACTACGTGAAGATCGCAAAAACTACGAGAATAGCGTTGCTAAACTCGAAGGTTTTGTTATCCGTGCCCTAGCTGAAGAAATTCAAGAGTTTGAACAAGACAAGAAAGCAATTGTTGAAACAAAGGTTAAACTTGTTGCTGAAGCCAAACAAAAATTGGCTCAACTACAACAGACATTTGTACAACGTAGTGCTGCTCTTGTAAAAGAATCGGTAGCTAACAAGCTAGAGTCAGAATTGACTCAACTAAAAGAAGACATCCAAGTTGCTCGTGAGAACATGTTTGGCCGTCGTCTGTTTGAAGCTTTTGCTGGTGAATTTGCTGTCACTCACTTAAATGAGAACAAGCAATTGGCCAAGATGCAGGCTATTATGAAGAAGCAAGAAGAAATTATTGCTGAATCTAAGAAAGTTGCTGAAGAAAAAGCTATGTTAGTTGAATCAAAGGAAACAGAGATTCGTATCATCAAGGAATCTGCAGAACGCCGTGATAGTATGGCCAAACTGTTGAAACCGCTAAACAAAGAGAAGGCCGCTGTAATGAGCGAACTACTCGAATCAGTGCAGACCAGTAAGTTGCAGGCTGCATTCGATAAATATTTACCAGCCGTACTTAACAACTCTGCTGTTAAGCCAGTAGCCGAACAAGCTGCTGTATTAACAGAAAGCCGTCAAGTAGTAACTGGTGATAAAACTGTTAAACAAGCCGAAGTCCGTGACAATAATGTTATCGAACTACGCCGTTTAGCAGGGCTAAAGTGACTTAACCCTAAATAGGAGATTTAAATGACACAAGCATTATTAGAAAGCCGTTGGGGCGAAACCAAAGACGCTCTGCTAGAAGGCTTACAAGGTTCGAAAAGAACTTCAATGAGTGTAATCTTAGAGAACACTCGCAAGTATTTGGCTGAAAATGCAACTGCCGGTGCTACTAGCACAAGCAACGTTGCTACACTTAACCGTGTAATTCTGCCAGTTATCCGCCGTGTTATGCCCACTGTTATCGCTAACGAAATCGTTGGTGTGCAGCCCATGACAGGTCCTGTTGCCCAGATCCATACTCTACGTGTTCGTTATGCAGATAACGTTTCAGGTACAGGTGGCGCTACTGGTACAACAGCTGGTGACGAAGCACTATCACCATTCAAGATTGCAACAGCGTACTCAGGTACATCAGCTGGTCGTGCCGTTACAACAAGCACACTAGAAGGTGCAACTGGTAACCGTATCAACGTTCAGATCTTGAAGCAAGTTGTTGAAGCTAAGACACGTAAGTTGTCAGCTCGTTGGACTTTCGAAGCCGCTCAAGACGCACAGTCGATGCACGGCCTAGACGTTGAAGCAGAAATTATGGCTGCTTTGGCACAAGAAATCACTGTTGAAATCGATCAAGAGATCCTGGGATCACTACGTTCGTTGGCAGCAACTGATTACACATACGACCAAGCTGCCGTTTCTGGTACAGCTACTTTCGTTGGTGACGAGCACGCTGCTTTAGCTGTTCTGATCAACCGTAGTGCTAACCTGATTGCACAGCGTACACGTCGTGGTGCTGGTAACTGGGCTGTTGTTTCTCCAGCTTCTTTGACAGTTCTTCAGTCAGCAACAACTTCAGCATTTGCACGTACTACAGAAGGTACATTCGAAGCACCTACAAACACTAAGTTTGTTGGTACATTGAACGGTGCAATGCGTATTTACGTTGACAGCTATGCTAGCGATAGCGCCGCTGTTCTAGTTGGATACAAAGGTTCGAGCGAAGCAGATGCTGCTGCGTTCTACTGCCCTTATATTCCTCTAATGAGTTCTGGTGTTGTTCTAGACCCAAGCACATTCGAACCAGTCGTAGGCTTTATGACTCGTTACGGGTATGTGGAGCTCACCAATACTGCATCATCACTAGGTAACGCTGGTGACTACGTTTCAGAAATCGCTGTTTCGAACCTATCGTTCCAGTAATTTCAACGTAAGTATCTCGTTAAACAAAAACCCACTCAGGTGGGTTTTTTGTTGACTGTATGATCTTGTACTAAATATATTTGCTCGTGTTTTAAAATACACACACATTCACACAGGAGAAAACTATGAGCAAAACACCTTACGAGATTCGTCTCGAACTCTTAAAGCTGGCCAAAGATTCACTCTACGAACCAGTATTCCAAAAACGACAAAATCTTATGGATGAATTTATGTCCAAACGAGAGGTCTTTGTTGGAGTCGACGGTCCTACCGAGGAACAACTCGCATTACAATTTCCCATAATGCCAGACTTTCCCAGTACGGATACTATTATTGAAGAAGCTAAAAAACTTAATAATTTTGTAAGCGAGCAATAATTAAAGGCCCCTTACGGGGCCTTTT